CCGCCGCGACCGCCTGGCGCACCGCATCACGCGGGATCGCACCCTCGATGATCGCCACGTCAGTCACCCATCACCGTGTAGAACAGGATCACGTCGAAGCTGCCCGCCGTCAGCGCGGCAGTGCCGATCGTGGCGACGACCTTCCGCGCGGCCGTCGTCTTGACCACCGCCGACCCGGAGAAGTCCGGCACGACGTCCTTACGGCCCGTCGTCGACCAGGGTGCGCTGCCGATGCTGCCGGCGGTCACGATGTCGCCCGCGGACTCGACCGTGACGCCCACGGTCGCCGAACCGCCGCTCGTCAGCGCCGTGTCCACCTCCAGGACCCCGCCGAGAATCAGCGCGTTCGCCGGGATCTCATCGCTCGCCAGCTCGATGTCGCCCACCGCGCCGCCGTCGACCGCGAAGTCATACCGGGCCCGCACCGCCTTGACCTCGCTGGCGCGCGGGAATCCGCCCGTGTAAGGCATTCGATCTCCCCTTCATGAAGGGAGGGGAGCCCCGCTCCCCTCCCGGACTTGCCTGATCAGGGCCTACAGGCCGGTGACGATCCCGAACGCCTTCGGGCGGTAGAAGATGACGGCCAGGCGGACATCCGCGCGCACCGCCAGCTTGCCCTCGATGAAGAACGAGCCGTGGCTGTTGCTGATCTGCACGTCGATCCCGCGCCGGACCGCGACCTCCGAGAAGTTCGTGAAGTCGCCGACCACCGCGCGCGTCGCCGTGACCGCGGTCGTCTCCACGACCGGCACACCCCAGATCGTGCGCGGCCCCGGCATCGACGGGTGACCCCAGATGTAGACACCGTCCGCCGTGCGCAGCAGCTGCACCCGCTCCCACACGCTCGGGCGGATGAACACATGGCTGGGCTCCGCAAACCCGTCGTCGCGGATCTGCCGCATCACCTTGTACAGCGCGTCCGGAATCGGGTCCGCACCCAGCGCCTGCGACTGGATCCCGGACACGTTCTCCACACCCCGCAGGTTCGGCGCCGTGCCGTTACCCGTCAGCAGCTGCGCGTCCACCCGCTGCCGCAGCATGAACGGAAGCCGGTTCTCCACGTACGCGCGGGCCCGGGCCTCATCCTCGAACTGCTCGTCAGTGACGGGCAGGAACACCGGGATCTTGCGAACCTCGGAGCTCCGCTCCTCCAGCTTGAGCTGCGCCTCCGGGAACTGGCCACCCTCCGCCACCTCGGCGGCGGTGTTGTTGAACACCGTCTCCTCCATGTAGAGGACAGTGCTCATCGCCGTCGTCGTCTGCGGGAACGCATCGATCACGTGCGGAGCCGGACGCGTCGGGTACATCTCCACCCGGCCCGTGCGCACATCCTCCGGATCCCAGCCCGCGCCCGTCTGGAACAGCGCCTTCAGGTCCACGTCCAGCCGCGACACCGGCCCCACGCCCGACCCCGGCCGGTACGACTTGATCGCCTCGGCGGCCATCAGCAGCTCACCGAACGGCCGGCGGCCCGCCTTCCGCTCCGGACGCTCCTCGGCCGACGCGTCCTTGTGGCCCGACTCGGTCTGCTCCGCATCCTTCGCGGCACCGGCCGCGCGGGCGATGACGAGCAGCTCATCGACCTTCGCCTTGCGCTCGTCGATCTCCTCGTTGAGCTGGCGAATGAAGTCAACCTTGGCCTGCGTGTCACCCTGAATCGACTTGACCTTCGTCATGTCGTACTCAGGCCCGGCCTCATCGAAGATGCTCTTGAGGCTCTTACGCTTCTCGTCCAGCGCCGCCTGAGCTTCCTTCAGCGCCGGGAACTCGACCACCCGATCGGGGGCTTCGACAGTCATCTTTCCCTCACAGTCCGTTGATCTGGGCCACCGACCGGGCGAACAGAGACGCGATCTCCGCCTCGCTCGGCTCCTCCGGGCCCGTTGGCGTGGAGAGCAGGCCCTTCAGGCGCCGCAACTCGTCATCGACCCAGCCCAGGAGCTCAGCCGACGACGGGGCGAGCCCCGTCCTGCCCTTGCGCGCACGGAGAGCTAGGACTTCCGAAGCGCGATCGATGTAAGAGGAGAGCCCGGCCAGGACCAGGTGCCCTTCCTCGTGGAACTTCATGGAGCCCCCGGCCTGGGCCTTCAGCTCCGGAACCTCGACGTCCGCATCCTTCAGATGCGCCGCGAGGTGGTCATAGACGGCCTGGCGGTCCGCGTCAGGGATGCCGCCCTTGCCGTCGTTCAGCCGGGCGATGCCCATCAGGCACGCCCGGACGTTCGCGGGCCCGCCCACGCCGTGGTGGTGAGCGAACCGATAGCTCGTCTTCTGCTCGGGGTCGGCGTCCGGGTCCACCCACGCGAACACCGACCGCAGCTCGCTCGGGCGGGCGTCATCCGGCAGCGCCGCCACCGTCTTCGCGCCGTCCCACGAGCGGGACGTCGTCTCACAGTCGTGGCGCACGATCGGCCGGCCAGCCCGCGGCGAGGCGCCAGGAGCGCCCGACTTCGCCGACAGGGTGCGCGTGCCCACCCCGGCGCCACGAAGCACCGGCGACACCTCGAACACCTTCAGCTTGTTCAGGAAACGGACCTTCTGCCCCTCGAACTCGCCGAAGCTGTAGTCGATCGCGTCGAACCCGTACGACCACTCCTGCAGGCCCGCGTCCGACAGCTCCTTCACCGTCAGGAACGCGTTCTTGCCGTGATCGGTGTTCATGAAGAACTGACCCTCGAAGATCGCTTCCTTCGAGGTCTGCCGGATCGTGCCCTTACCGACCGGCAGCTCGCCCTCCCACGAGGTGTGGCCGTACTGCGAGATCACCACCGGCGCGCCATCCTCGAACGCGCCCGGCTGCGTCACATCCCGGTCGGAATCGATCACATTGAAGGTCGAGAACACGGCCTTGACCAACCCCTTGGCCTCATCCTTGATCTCGACCCGCAGGCTCTTGGTGTCCATTCATCACTCCTCTGCCGGATCGGGTCCGGATGGGTCATCGGGTGGTGCAGGGTCGTCCGAGACTGACGGCGCCTGCGTTCCGGGCGGCTGGAGCTGGACTGAGTACAGGCCGGTGTGCCTGAGCAGGGTCATGTCCTCCGCCTCGATCGCCGCGACCACGCTCTGCGGGTCATAGCCCGCGTCCACCAGCTGGCGAATCGCCGACGCCTTGGACTGCTGGATCTCGGCGGCGTCCTTACGGTCATCCCGCAGGAACGCGATGTCACGGTCGTCGTAGAACAGCTCCGCGTCGTCGGGCACGTTGACCAACCCCGCCAGAGCGGCCGCAACGCCCCGCCAGAGCGGCCGCATCGTGCCGTCCGCCATCCGCCGGCGAGCCGATCCGTAGTTGCCGGCGTTCAGCGACGAACCCTGCAGGCCCTCGGAGAAGCCAACGATCGTGGCCGGGACGCCCGCCGCGGCCGCCAAGCGGCTCTCACCGGCGCCCTGCGTGCTCTTGAAGTCCAGCTGGCGCAGGTCCATCGTCAGCGGGGTGACGTCCGCCCCGCCGCCCAAGTACAAGGTCTTGTACGCATTGCTGGCCCCGGCGTGCGACTCGGTCATCTTCGCCTTGAACCGCTCGAACATCTCCGGCGTCACCGACGCGTCCAAACGCACCGCCAGCGCCGGGGTGGCGCCATGCTCGAAGAACGACAGCTTGTGCCGCGTCGCCGCCAGATCCGCCGAGATCTCCCGCAACACCGGCGTCAGCCACGACATGCCACGCCACGACATCTCCGGATCCGGAATCGGCGCCCAGTGCGCCACCTCCGACGGCAGCAGCAGCGTGTCCTTCGTCGCGCCCGGCCCCCGCGGCGAGTAGAAGTAGCCGATCACCTCGGCGTCCAGCGCCGCCCCATACAAGCTCGGCTCCGACCGCGAAGCGCTGACGATCGTCACCCAGTCCGGCCGCAACCGGCGCAGCCGGTCCGTGCCCGGCACCCTCGCCACGAACGCGTTCCCGGACAGGTCCGCATCCTGAATCATCCGGGACAGCAGGTCACCCGTCGTACCGTTCGTCCACGGCCGCTCCAGGATCGCCAGATCCTTCGTCCCGAACAGATCACCCGGACGGCCATTCTTTATCCGCCGGAACTGGAAACGGGCCTCCGAGAACACCAGCTGGCGCACGAACATCAACGCGGCGATCGGCCCGTTGCGCTTGTAAACGCCCTGGACATAGCCCTCGAAGTCCGTCTCGATCTGCTCGCGCTCGCTCGCCATCGACGACGACGACCCCAGGAACGGGTACCGCAGCCGGTCCAGATCCCAGACGTTCGGCTCGCTCCAGGACTTACGGGCACGCGAAGACCGGCCGCGGTACACCTCCGAGACCCTCTCCAGCAGGCCCATCAGCCGTCAGCGTCACTCTCAGCCGGCGCCGGGCGCCCGGCGTCCTGCCAGCCCGCCACCACCGCCGACCAGGCGAACACGCACGCCATCCACGCCTTGCGCGCCACCCAGCCCACGATGAAGAACGGCAGCAGCACCGCGGCGAGCAACGCCCGGCGCGGATCAGCCTTCGCCGCCCGCTCCTCGATCGCCTCCACCGGCACCGTCAACGCCATGCGTCCCCCCTCACGCCCACACCGCGAACGGCGGCACAGCTGGCTCTTCCTCGATGTGACCCTTCGTGGCGAACCCCCACAGGGCGAACGTCGCCGCGACCAGCGGGCAGATGTCCACCGACGCCACCTTCGCGTCCCACGCCTTCGCATCCCGGCCGATCGGCCGCACGGCCGCACCCGCCACCGCAGCGTCCAGCGCCGGATGCGGCATCACGCGGACCGTCGGCTCGCCCTCCTCGGGCATCACCGCGTCGACGAACTGGCCATAAGCGTGACCAACCTCCGTCGACGTCGGCTTCGTGATCTCCAGGTGCGCCAGCGTGCCGTCCCGCCGCTTGAACTCCACCAGCTCCAGGTCAGCGATCAACGAGCCCGCAGGCGAGCCCGCGTCGACCACCCACGCGCACGGATCCCACCGCTCCTGCAGCTGCCTAGCCCGATCCGGCACCCACTGCGTGCCCAGCCGGTAATCGACCACCTCGACATGCAGCAGACCATCAGCACGCCGCCCCGCCACCGCGATCGCCGCCCACGACCGGTCCGGAGCCACATGGATCGCGAACGCCACCTTCCCGGCCGCGTCGCTCGCCTCATCGGCCACGGCCCGCCAGCGCGCCTCCGGGATGACCTCCCACTGCGCCTCCTGGTCCATCGGCCAGTTCCCGACGCCGAGCCGCTCCCGCGCGAACCCCTTCGCCCCCATCGAGGCGCGCTCGCGGGCCACGTGCTCGACGCTGATCCGGATCCCGAGCGCCGGGTTGGCCTTCGCCCACGCTTCCGGGTCGTCCGCGTTGTCGTGCTCCGTGCACGTGATCGTGCCGTCGGCGTCGCGCGCGCACTGGTCGGTGTGCGGATCGATCGACCACTCGGCATAGAACAGCGACGGGTCGTCGCCTTTGATGGCGCGCCGGCGCACCCGGGCCAGCTGCTCGCACGGCGCGATCGTCTTGTCCGCGGCCGACGACCCGTACCAGAGCTGCGGGTTCTCCCTCGCGCTCATCGTCGGCATCAGCGCGTCCACCGACGTCTCGGCGAGGTTGAACGCCTCATCCATGATGTTCACGTCGCCGGAGAAGCCGCGACCCGAGCCGGTCGAGCGGGCCACGAACCGCAGCCGCCGGCCGTCCAGCAACTCGATGCCCTCGTCGCCGTGGCTCGTCCGGATCCGCTTCACCCGCCTGCGGAGCGCGTCAGTATTGTCCACCAGCGCCTTCATCCGCAGGAACATCTCCGTCGCGGTGTTGTGCGTCGGCACGAACCCACGGCCCACCAGGAACTGCGACGACTCGTGCGCCACCGTGATGCAGCGCGTCGGCCGCGACGCCACCGGCTCGATCGCGACGATCGCGTTGTACTGCGACCGCGTCACCCGCCCCTGCCGCGGGCGGATCTTCTCCGACTTGCGCGGCATCTGGAACGGCGACACGTCCTGCGAGGCACTGAACTGCACCCGCCACATCGGGCCCGCGTCCCGGCCGTCGACCGACGCCCGAAACTCGCGCAGGGTCGCCTTGTAGCCCAGCGAGCGCACCAGCGAGGCGACGTCCTCCATCAGCTCGCGCTTGCTCATCGTCACCGCGACCTGGTGCGCCGAGACGGTGCCGTCGGTGTCCATCACCCCGGCCAGCAAATCTCGCCGCTGCCGCTCCGAGGCGAGCATGTAGGCCTCGGGAATGCGCTTGGCGCCCAGTACCCCGGCCGCGCGCAGCCGCACCCTCAGGCCGTACACGCACACGCTGAGCACCCGGCCGTCCGTCCGCGGATCCTCGCGAACCGAGTACGTCTCGCCCAGCGCGTCGAGCCGCCCGAGCGTGTACGGCAGGTCCTCCACGCCGACCGTCAACCGGCCGCCGGCACTGTCTCCATCACCCAGCCACGCGCCGAGCAGCCACGGGTCGATCGGAAGGTCTGCGTCCTCGCCCGTCAGCGGCGCGGGCAGGGCGACCCGGAAGCGATACGTGCGCCGGTCACGGCCGCTGCGCTTCACCACGGTCGAGACGCCACGCTCCACGAGCTGCTGAGTCGTGAGCACCCGGGCCACGCGCCGCGCGCCCTCGACCTCTTCGACGGCCCACAGGTGCTCAGCGTCAGCCACGACCTCCTGGCCGTCATCGAAGCGGAGCCGGTAGCACGGCCGCCCATGACGCACCGGGTGCGCCGCCACAACCTTCGTCAGCGTGCCGTCCGGCGCGAACACCTCATCGCCGTCGACCAGCTCGCCCATCGTCGACCAGCCCGCCGACGTCAGGATCGGCGTATCGACGTCCAGGGCCTTGAACTCGTGCGCGCTATAGAGGATCAGCTTCTCGCCGAACAGGAACAGCCCGGCCAGACACCTGGCCTCGAAGATGCCGCCCTTGCCGTTCTGCCGGCTCACCACGATGCCACACTCGAACGCCGCCCACCGGCCATCACGCCGCTCGCCCAGGCCGTGAATCAGGCAGTACTCCTGCCACGGGTCGAGCACCAGCCCGGCCGCGGCCGCCAGCTCGATAGCCTCCCTGCCGGCCGACGACTCGTACTCCGGGATCAGGCTGATCCGCGGCGTCTGCACGCCCCGGAGGGTCATGCGCCCTTCCGCCGCTGCTCGCGCCGCTTCTGCAGCTCATCCAACGCGTCGCCGGCCTCCTCCGGCACGGCCAGCTTCGCCAGCTCCGTCAGCGTCGCCCGCAACTGGGCGTGCAGCATCGACGCCGCCGCTGGGCGGATGTCCGGCTCGCCCAACCGGCGCGCCAGATCCAGGGCACTCGCCGCCAGCGCACCGTCAACCTTCCAGCGCTTCAGGTCCGCCTCAACCGCCTTCACGAGATCGCTACGGCGCGCAGCCACGGCCACCTCCCGAAACCCCTCACGCAGCGTGACAAGACCCAGGTAACAGACAGTTACGAGACAAGATCCACTCAGCGTCACGGAGCGTAACGATCATGAAGGCGATTACTTTTTGTAGCGGGGAGAGAAAACGGCGAT